TGAGAAGTCTTTTGAGAAGCTTTTCCATGCTCTGCAGATCTTATTATCTGGATTTGCATCACAGTAATCTGATGCTTTTAGTTTTGCTGCAACAGCTCCACCTATTCCTCCTACATATGATGCTAACATTGCGATTTGAGTAGGATCTAAGTTTTGAATAAGGTCTACTAAATCAGTAGCAGCTTGCTCGTCTAGTTGCTCTTCTTCAGAAACTTCAATAGAGTCTTCGTTTTTCTTTCTTTTACCGTGATGATGCTCTTCAAGTGATTTAATATCTAGTTCATTTACTGGGATATTTTTCTGTACACCACCTTCTTTAAAAAATACATCATAGTGAGTTACTTCGTGCTTACCGGTTTCAGTATTCTCTACTAAAGTATGCTCTCCTGCGATACATACTCCATATCCGTATGTTTCATGCACTACATGTGCTGCACAATCATGATCGAATCCTGGTCCGGCTTCGTCCATTTTATCTTCTTTTCCTTTTTTACCTTCCGCTATAAAGGATCTTAAATCAAAGTTTGTATATTTACTCATGGTAATCTTTTTTTGTTTATATATAAATATGTTAGTTTTCTAATAAATGTTATCGATACGTTGTTCTAATGTGAGTTTTACCTCTTTAGTAGGGACAGCACAAGTATTCCAAGCTGGTTTAAAGTTTGTAAAAAGACTCTTCATGGTTGCTTTTTTACTATCGTCAATCTTAGCCTGAGCTTCTTTAGCATATTTTTGTGCATCCTTTGCTTTTAAAGCCGCACTAAACACACTAAACATTCCTTTTGCAGCGCTTCCTTTTCCAAGGGCAGCAAAAAGAGAAGTCAGAGGTCCACTAATGCTAGCCATTTGAGTACCAGTGGCTGCTACAACTACTTTACCTGCAAGAATCGTTGAAAGTACTTTTATAAGAAAAGCTGCTACTAATACAATGTATAAGATAGTTACTACTAATTTAGCAAAAGGTACCATACATTTTATCTGTTCATCAGTAGGTTTCCGTCTCCAAGCTCTATATTTAAGTCTGGCAAAAAGTTTTGCAAATCCTTGGTATCCAAGAGTCTTATATAACCATTCGGCGAACTGTTTAACTTTAGAACCTAAATCCTTTACTGATGAAGGTATGTATTTGCTTATTTTAGAAGCATATTTTCCAGCTGCAGCTTGTAGCTTTTTAGCTATCAATCCAAAAAAGTTGTCAGCTTTAGTAGCAGCAGTCCATAAATCTTTTACGTTACCAAGAAAATATAAGACAGAATCTAGCATACCTTCTCCTTCCGAAATGATATCTTCTTTTATACTGCTATAAAACTCTAAGTTAAGTTTTAAGTCTTCTTTTAACTGTTGATTAGATTTAGCTTCAGATATAGAAACACCGTGGCTTTCCACAACCATAGATGCTACCATCAGTTGTTCTTCTCTAGTTAAGTTCATTAGGATCTTAGTATATCGTTTATGATAGAATCAAGATTACTGTACTTAGATACTTTTACTTTACCTTCCTGTAAAGCTACTTGATTCATAAATGCTCCATGAGTAGAAGGATTAGATACAAAATCCCAACATACTAGTTCGAAATCATCTTGAACCTCAAGATGTCCTTCGTTTGTCTGTTGAACTGAACCTGTCCCTCTAGAGGAGATACCTATAGTGTGTCCTGCTTTTATAATCTCTTTTACAATATTACCTGCTGGTGTATTAAGTAACTCTACTTTACCCATTAAGTCATCTCCATCCCACCAAAGGTCTTTTACTACATGAGATGCGTTTTTGAGTTCTACTACAGGTTTATCTGGATGGTCTAGTTCACCGAAAGCGTTTCCGTTTTTGACAAACTCATCCATATATTTTTTAGTCTCTCTTTCAAGAATAGGTTTTGCATATACCCTACCGTTTTGATTTTCGGCAGTAGCTCTCTGCATTATACCTTCTACCTCAAAAACTCCAGGTTTAGTTTTAGATTCTTTGAGTACAGATCTGAATGGCGTAACGTTTATTAATAATTCAGCCATATCTTAAAAGTTTGGTGTAAATACTGTTTCTTTAGGACCTTCTGGAGATTCATCAACTTCTCCGTTTGCTCTTGCTTGTGCTAGCATTTCCGGATCAATACGTTGAGTTTTAGGTAACTGTAGATCTTTTGTAAAGCCTTTTTTAGTTACAGGACGTAGATCTTGAAGGAAAGCCGATTCTATAGAAGGGCCAATAAATGGTCCTATCTTTAAACCTTCATCATTCTCGATACTATCCATATCATTGTAAACTTTTTGAATCTTATCTCTTACCTTACCGTAGAAAGATTCTACTTCAGTAACGATATTTTCCAGTGAGTTAATAACGTTCTGTGCTCCTGCATACGCTCCGAAATCTTCCATCTTTTGAGATAGTCTACCTGTAGCAGCTTCGTTTACAACGTCCTCGTTTAAAGTCTTCTTTATAATAGACTTAATAGCTTCTTTAAGTTGCTTTTCTTTTTCTGCTTGTTTTTCTTTAGCTTTATCGTAAGTAGACTTTTGACCAGCTCGTCTGTCTTGGTCGTGAGCTTGTTGCATTCTTTTCATTGCATAGCTTTCATCCTTACCCATTGCTTTTTTGATAGCTTTATCTTTAGCAGCCATATAATCATCTCCATCGATGTCTCCATCTCCGTCGTGATCAGTTCCTTTCTTTTCACCCATATCAGAAGGACCTTCATAGTTTACAGAGATATACTCTCTAAACTCGTCTTCGATATCTGCTCCATCTAGAAGATCTTCTCCATGTGTTCTTATAAAATCTTTTAGTATACCTGCTGTAATGTCTGGGTAGTTAGTTCTTAATGCTCCGACTACTTTACCTAAGAGTTGCTTTTTAGCATCTTCAGACATTGGTGGGTTGGGGTTTACTGCCTCCTCGTCTTGGTGAGGAAAGTCATGATCGTAAGAATCTAAATCATTCTTAGCATCTTCTTCCTCATCTTCTTTAATGACTTCTTCTTTTAATGTAGCTTTTTTAAGTCCGTTAAAAGTATCTACTGTTCCGGCTCCCCTTTTAACTTCTACTTCTTTATCATGTTTATCTACTTTATTAGATTCACCTGACATTAAATCTAGATAGTGAGTGGCATTTTTTTCTAGGTTACTTTTGGCTTTATTAGTAGCTGTATCTAAGTCTTCTTTTTTAATAGGGTCACAAGCAGGATCTAAACCTAGTACGGTAAGTTCAGCTCTGACACCTCTGTCTAAAGCATCTAAAGAGTAGGTAAGAGCAGGACGATCATCATAAACTTTAGCTTCTGAAAAGGCTGGTTTAGCAGTTTCAAAGATCATTCCTCTGTTTTTAAGAATCTGTACTGAAGAGTCAAATCCGTCATATTGTGATATTAGGTTAGGAAAAGCTTGTTTCATTTGACGAACAAACTCTCTCTTGACCATACTGCCTTCTAGTACGGCGTTATATTTTTCTGTTGCGGTTACTTGTCTCATATCTTATAAGTAGTCAAATCCTTTAGTATGTGAAGGCCTCTTTGGCCTTTCTTGTTGTTTCCAACCAAGGTTGGATAGTGTTTTTTTAGCTCTTTTACCTTTACCGAATGCTTTAGGTGTAGCATATTGTGCTCCATCACCAGGAGTAAATGATGCTCCTCCTACGTTAGTAACATTTGCTTCATCTAGCTCTAGCATTACTTCTTTAACTAATGATACTAGCTGTGATCTTTTCATTATAAAGACTTCAACTCATTAACTAAGTCGTAATACTGCATTAAGTTTACTAAGTGGCTATCATTAACTTTAGATTTTTTATCTAAAGGTTTAATACTTTTTGCTACTTCACTTAGTTTTATTTTTACTACCTCGTTAGTAATCTTAGAAGAAAGGTTTCTAACAGCTGATGCTATTTTATTCATTTCTTCATTAACGAGAGACCGTAAACGAGATTGAGAGTTAACTGATGTGATAAACTCTTTAAGTATATTTTTTTGTTCAGGTAAAAGATTTTTATATTTGCTGTTAAACTTTTCTAATAAGATTTTAAATGTTAATAGTTTTAAATCTTTATCATACTTAGAATACTCTTCAATAAGTGTATCTTTTACTTCGTCTTCATTCTGCTGTGAAGAAGTAAGATGCTCTAAAATGGTTGTCTTATTATCAATAAGAATTTGAGGATTAATAAGATTGTCATTATTTTGGGCCTCTAACAAACAGTACAGAGCAGCTAGAGGTTTATAATCTCTAACTTGCATACCGAAAAACTCATCTATATTATAATGATTTTTAATCTCAGATATAAGTTTATACTTTTGATTCTTTATACTTTTACTATCCAGCTTTCTAGATACTTCAGTAATGGTTGAAACTATTGTTTCAGCTTTAGATTGAGATACATTTCTATTTTTTGTTATGAACTCATAAAGTTTATACTCTTTTGCTAAACTAGATGAGTTAGCAAAGAACTTCTGAAGTATAGAAACAGCAGCAGAATCACTATTGTTTAAAGTATCAGCTGTAATTTGCTTCACTAACAATTCAAATAAAAGACCTGTATTTCGGAATTTCGAATGTTTTATCTTCATTATACACGTTTACTATATATAAATATGTATCAGTTACCTAAATCTTTAATGTTATCTTCTTTTAGAAGATCTGGTTCAGATTTAGATTCTTTACTGAATACAATATTTTTTAATGCCTCTTTGTTTTTATGATAAACTGCCTGTGTTGTAAGGTTCTCCATAACATTTTCATTGTCTGATGGAAACCCTCCATGCATACCTTGTACCCCTAAAGGATCACGTCCTCCTAATGGATTATCATTAGTTCCGTATAAAGAAGCTTTTTCTCTAGGTCTACCACCTTCAGGTCCAGGTTCACCCCATTTAGGTTCCATTTCTGAATATCCTTGAGGTAGTTCTTCTGGTGATCCTCCTTTGGGTGTAGATACTGAACGTCTACCGTACATAGATGCTAGATCATGTGGTGTACCGTATGTAGTACCTGATTTAGCTGGATCATTACCTTCGTTTTCTATCTGTGCTATTCTAAACATAGATTTACTATCTTCACGTACTAGATCTCTTTCTTGCATATATTGATCTTCTGACATATCAAATATCTTTTCGTAGATATAATCAGAAGAGAACATTTTAGTATCTTTCATTTGAGCAGCTAAATCTACTTTTTCCTTTAGTAGAGCTATTTTCTCCTGTTCAAATACAATAGAAGGTACTGTTAATCTAAGTTCAAAGTTAGTAAGAGATTCTCCTGTAAAGCCTTGCGTGTATAAATGTACTAGAGCTATTTTAGTAAGCTCTGATTCCATTATTTTCTGTATTCTTTCTACTGTTCTGGCAAATCTTATATCTTCTGCTGCTAATGTAGCTTTACCTTGTAAGTCTCCTTCATAACCAAAATAAGCTTTTGGTATCTTTAGAGCTGCAAACATTTTTGATTGTAAGTACTCTACATCTGTTACACCGTCGTATTCTAATCCTTTAGTAGTCTCTATCTTAGTAGAAGTATCTCCCCCTCTTACTGGTAGGTAGAAATCTTCCATCATATTCTGAAGGTTAAATCGTAAGTTGTATTGACCATCTTCTCCTACATAAGGAGTCTTTTTCATTTGATTGATAGTCTTTTGCATAAACTGCTCAACCTCATTAGGTGGAATAGAACCTACATTAATATAGAACATTCTTTTCTCAGGTGCTCTCATTATACGATGTATTAACATCGCATCTTCCATAAGAGTTACTTGCTTAAATATCTTTCTTGCAGGTTCGATATAAGATCTACCGTAAGGAAGGTAGTTAGTATCTGATATTAACCTAAAATGAGCTATCTCATAGTTATCAAACTCTACTACTCTACTCTCTCCTTTTCGTTTAGGTAAGTAGTTAGGATGTTGAGAAGCTGCTATACCATCAGGATCAAGTTGAAAAATAACTTTAGATGGGTTTTCAGGATCTTCTCCTTCTCTCCTTACCATATGGTAAACTGTATAAGGTAAAACATTGTAAACTCCAAACTTCTCTGCTACTTCTAGCTTTAAGAAAAAGTCTCCGTATTTACACATGTTACGAGTCCATGACCATAAGTTAAATTCTATATTTAATACGTCATAGAATAAGTTATAAAGTACTCTTTGAATATTCTCATCTGAAGATTTTACTGAAAGGATTTCGTTTTGATCATTCTTTACAGTTGCTTCATCGGCAATAATATCTAATGCAGAAGCTATAATAGGATCTGTGTCCATTGCTTCATAATCAGAATAGAGTTGAATCCTTAATGTCTGATAGTTCAGATTAGGATTAAATATATTTTTATTATTATAAAGGTAAAGTCTAGTAAACCTATCTACTAAAGAGTTAGTTTCGTATCGTCCTGTAGTTTGTATTTGATTTACATCTGCAACTTTTAACTCGTCACCACCGACATTTCTGACTACTATATCATTAGCAAAAAGTCTACGTAGCCTACCAAAAAGTGAAGTATCCGCCATTACGGTTTATTTTTAATTATAAATAGATCTATTTTAACAACCATCTGATGTCTTCCTCACCATATGCTGTTTTAGTAAGATAAGGATTTTCTCTCTGGTAAGCAACATTTTTCATAACAGCTTTGTTTTGAGCATTAAGATTACTAAAAGAGGATAGTTGAGCTCTAGCTAAGTCCATACCTTGTTGTCTAAGTTTTAAAGCTGTATCTCTTACATAAAGAGCAGTTGCACAGGATATTATAAGGTCATCATTATACCTATCTTGAGCTTGAGGTTTACCATTTTTCCATACGAAAACTCTCATTTCTTGCATTAGCCTTTTAGATTGAATAGTAACAGATTTCTCTCTAATGTATTCAATCATCTTAGCTATTACTAAAGGTCTTGTTCTCATCGACATAGTAAAACCAGGTACAAGTTTATCACGTTCGTACTTATGCATGTATGTCTCTACAGATTCCATATTGGAAGTAGAGCTATAATATATGTTTCTGTATTCTCTTTCTAATAACTGTTCTATTGTAGCCCATCCTATATTAGCATTTTCACAAACTAATAATGCTTCGTTATATTCTGATGCTAGTCCGCATAGAAAGTTACCAAAATCTTTAGGAGATAACTTACCTTTATATTCAGCAACTTGAGTACATGTTTCTATATCAAATACATGACAAGCAGAATAGTCAGTAGAGTCACCTCTAGCAACATCTGCTACTACCATATATGATTTACCGTAATCAACTCCTTCCCAAATCCATAAGTTACCATCTACTCCTCGTCTTTCTACTGGGTCTTTCTGATAAGTTTCTTCAAAGAATAACATATCTTCCGGTTCAAATACCGTATCACCAGATGCTAAGAAATCACAATCACATTCCTGTCCAGCCATTCTAGGACCTAAATCTGCATCTTGTTGATCTCTCCATTTTTGATCTCTTTCAGGATGAACTGTCCATGGTAATCTGATTGGTAAAAAACTATTTTCTCCTGATTCAGCTCTCTCCCATGTCTGATGGAACCAGTTACCTATACCGTTAGGTGTTGATAAAGCCATA